GGTAATTGGTATCTGTTGTGGCATTTGACCTTATGGTGATACCACCTAAGTTAGAAGAGGAATGTACTACTAACTGCGGCGAAAAATAACTTGAAGGGCTAGTAGTACCAATACCAACATTCCCGCTAGAGTCGAGGCGCATGGCATTTGAGGTGCCATTTCGGAAGTTAATATAACCTCCAGACGCAGATGCTAGGTCAACATAATTTCCACCACTATGATTTACACCTTGAAGTGTTAGTGCGGCACCATTAGCGATTGATTCTGTACTACCGCCAAATATGCGGACACGACTGCTATTTGAGCCTGAGCGTATTATATTGTCAGTAGAACCTGAAAGTTGAAGGTCACCGCTAGAGTCGATACGCATGCGTTCTGTTGAGTTAGTAAAAAAACCAAAGCCATGGTTAGATAAAGTTCCAACAACGCCGATACTATCTTGGCCTCTTGCTTGCAATAATGTGGTAACTGTTCCGTCTTTTATTTGTGCGTAAGTTCCTTGTCCGCCTTGAACTACTAAAGCAGAGTCTGGACTGCTAGTACCAATACCCAACGACTCCGCAGAAGCATCCCAGAACAACTTCGCAGTCGTGCCAGTGTCTTCGTAGAAACTGATGTCTCCGTTGTTGGCTATCTTAAGCCTTTCTTTTAAGGATGTGCTTCCTGATGGCGTTGTTTGCAAAGACAGGTATGCAGGAGTGCTGGAAGATGTCCAAGCCGCACCATCTGAAAATGATTGTATCGACGCTCCAGATACAAATGTTGTACCTGTGCTATAAGCGTCAAAGTTCAGCCTTCCAAGTTGATAGCCGCCAGAACTTGGAACCCCTGCTCGTTGAGAATTAAAACCAACAAAAGAACCTGAAGTTGTAACCTTAATATCACCATCTGTAGACTGAACACCATCGCTGACAACTGTGCCAGTTACGTCGATGCCTGTGGAGGTTGTGGCTAGTTTAGCGGCGTTGCTGTGATACAGACTAACTGCCCCGTTAGGAGCATCTGCATAAAAAAGAGTATTTACAGCGGTAGAGTCTTTAATTACAAAATCAGCAGCTAGTATTTCTAAATTGCCTGCTGTGACATCATGTATAATACTTTTACTACCATTGTGGTAAATCTGTAGGTCAGAGCCAGCACCGAAGATAGCCTTGTCGTTGTCGCCGAAGGTCACATCGGCAGAAGTCGCAAGACCTGCAAAGGTTGGAGTATCAGTAGTAGCAACACCTTGATCCAGAGACTTAACAGCAGTAAGGTTAGTTAGCTCTGAATCCATCAATGCACCAGCAGCAGTAACATTGGTCGTGTCCGTTACGTCTGCTAAGGCTTCAATACCGTCCAGCTTAGTGTGGTCAGCATCGGTAAATACATTGGAGTCCGTAGCGGCTTCTACTGCGGCTCTAATCTCAGCATCAGTTTGGTCTGCTGTAGCATTAGCCTCAATGCCGTCTAGCTTAGTGTGATCTGCGTCAGTGAAAACGTTAGAGTCTGTAGCAGCTTCTACGGCTGCTCTTATTTCAGCGTCGGTTTGGTCAGCCGTTGCGCTGGCTTCTATACCGTCTAACTTTGTATGGTCTGCGTCTGTAAATACGTTGGAGTCAGTCGCTGCTTCTACAGCGGCTCTGATCTCAGCGTCAGTCTGGTCAGTAGTAGCACCGGCTTCAATACCATCTAACTTAGCACCGTCTGTAGCAACATCACGGCCATCAATGGTTCCGTCTGTAGTTAAGTTGCCGGAGATAACAGGTGCAGTAAGTGTTTTATTAGTAAGCGTCTGTGTGCCTGTTAGGGTTGTAACAGTAGAGTCAATATCAAAAGTAACAGTATTACCTGATCCAGACGTATCAATACCAGTACCACCAGTAAACGTCATGGTCTCAGTATCTAAATCAATGTTTAGTGCGCCGCCTGAGTCAGCCTGGAAGTCAAGGTCTTGAGCATTAAGTTCTGTGGTTACAGAGTCAACGTACGCTTTTACGGACTGCTGTGTGGGAACTAGAGTTGCACTGTCGGACGACATATCGTCTTCGTCGACAAAGGCAGTGACACCAATGGTTCCGTCAGAAATAGTTTCAAAGGTCAACGTACCTGTAAAGGTCGGACCTGCTGTGTCAGCTTTGGTTGCAATAGCAGTAGAGATTGCATCGAACTCTGTTTCAAATTCAGCGCCACGGATGATCTTTCCTGAGTCGCCTGTAGGTAACGAGTCCTTCGCTTCAAAGTCTGTAGTCTTAGTATAGTTCGACATCGGAAAGTCCTATTGCAGAAAAACGGAGGAGAAAGGAAAAAGGGGCCATTGCTGACCCCTCTTGTCGTTCTTATGCAGAAGGCACTGCGAGAACGAAACCAGCTTCAGGACGATATACCTGAACACCATACAAAGTGTCAGCAGTGTACAGAGTTGAGAGGTACTCCTGCTTGTACTGGGTTTGTGAACGTACAGCCATTTGCTCTGCCATGACAATTGCGTCTTTGTGGAAGAGAAGCGCAGCACGTGTATCAACGGTTCCTGCAGTGTTATCACCAGCAGCTTCGATAGTTGCACAGTTAGAAGACACGTAGATGTCTACACCGTACAGGTTACCGATAAGGCCAGAGTTAACTGACTGACCGCTTACGAAGTCAGAAGACACATAGCGATCAATGCCCATGATAGCATTACGAGTCGCAGGTGGAATAACAAGGCAACGGTTTTCCATAGGAACGTCGTTGTCGTCCATCTTCTGAATCATGTCACGGAAGAACGCGTCAGTAAAGTCGTCACCAGAAACAAGAGTGTCGTCAGTGTACTGAGTAGTTGTACCGTTGTCGTTGAAGAAACAACCAGTGTGCTGATAGTCAGTAGGAGCTACTGAACCAGAGTACACGATTGAACCACCGTCACCAAAGCCAGTACCTGCTGAGTGCAAGTCAGTGTCTACCTTAAGAGCAAGCTGGTAGCCAGCGTCTTCAGTGTAGAACTGACGGAGGCTGTTAAGCGCCTGTACTTCGACGATGTCTTCGATAAGACGTGAGTACTCGAAGTGACGGTCAACAGCAATCTGCAGTTCTGACTCTAGGTTTGCTTGGATTGTTACCGCAGTAGCTTCAGCTTTTGCAGAAGCAGATCCACGTGTTGGCTTAGGAATGTGAATTACATCACCTTTCTTACCAGACATTTGGATACGCTTTACAAGAGGTGCAAGCTTGAGGTTCTTTTGGTAAGCTGCAATTACTTCGTCACTCCAGATTTCTGGGATGAAAGTACCAGCAGCAGTTTTGTCAACTACAGCATTCGCTGTAAAATAAGTTCCAGAGGTTTCGCCAGCCATGATAAATCTCCTTGATAATTAGGCTACTTAACTCGACCCTCTTGGTACGCCTTAAATATTTCGTCTGACATAGACTGATAGCGTTCAGGGTCGGTTCGCATAAGTTTAATTATGTCAGCCCGACGATAAGTCTTCTTACGAGATCGCTCTGCTGTTCCTCTAGCAGTTCCGGTAGTTGCAGCTTTGAGAGATTGTTTACGTGCTGTTCGTTCTACTTTGGCTGTCTGCTTAACCATTTGGTTACGCTCTTTCCAAAGACTGAACAACTCATTAGCAGCGTCATAGTCATATTCCTGGTCTGCTGCTACAAACATCTGAGTCCTATATTTAGAAGCCTTAATCCACTCAGCAAATTTAGCGTCACCTAGTATGTCTTGCATGTCAGGATGTTCTGACTGTAGTTGTGCAAGTGCGGTTTGCTTCTTGTACTGAGTAGTGTATTCCTGCGCTTCTTTAATCTTAGGATGATTCTCAATAGCTTTACTAACGGCTGATTTTGGATCAGTAAAGAAATCAATGTCGTCATCTTCGTCAACGGGCTGTTGAACAGGTGTGTTTTTTTGTTCGAGTTGTGTATGTATGAAGTCGTCTACTACCTTACGTAACTCGCCAACTTCGGAAGACTGACGACCAAGCATCTTTTCAGCTTCTTGGTGCATCTGTACAATTTCTTGTACTGACTTTCCTTGGTACTTATCAGGCAAGTCTTCTTCTTTAGGTTTGGCTTTCGGTATGGGGTTTTCTTGAGTTGGCTCATCAAATGCTTGGGCTTCAAGATCAGTAGTTGTTGAGTCGTCTTCAATACGCTCGTCAATTAGTGTCGCTCTTGACATATTAAACTGCTCCGCCTTTTATTATGGTTATGGAGATTAATGTAGAAAGGATTAGCCGTTAGGCGTCCTCTTTTTTATTACGGCCTGCTTTTTCATGTTCCCTAACCCATTTCATATGCTGACCTGGAAAATCTCCAGAAGCACCGTCAAGGTGGAAAGATGGGGCAGAAACCAATCGTTTAGCATTAGCGCCACAACCACACCTACTAGTTGTGACGTCAGGCTTTACGAATTCTTCAAAGACATGTCCGTTAGTACAACGGAAGTCGTAGACTTTAAACATCTAAAGGTTCTTCTTCTTCTGCTTCAGCTTGTTCTCTAGCAGCAGTAATAGTGTTTTGTAAATTAATAATAGTTGCGAAAGCAGCTACTTGTCCTTTACGATAATGTAGATCTTCTATATCTTTTACTGTTTGAATATCAGCAAGCTGAGTAGCGTTAGTAGAAAGTTCTTGAATGAGTTGTTTGAAACCTTCGTGGTTAAAGAGTTCGTTATAATTATTAAAATAAGTTTCAAGCTCAGAAGTCATAGTTTCCTCTAATGTTTAACTATAGTAATAGTATAGCATATTTTTAGTCGTTTGTCAAGTCTTTTTTTATACTTTCTTGCATTGCTTGTTGTCGTTCACAAGCGTGGCAGTCACCACAGACAATAAACCCACCTAAAGCATCGGTAGGATGTCTACAGGACCAGTACATCTCACGTAACTCTTCAGGCATACTTAAGTAGATACCTTTGCTACGTTCTACAGAGTTGTACGTCATGTGTTCAAAAGGTGCTAACCAAATAGGCTTAACACGTCGTGTAGTGCATAGTGCATTTAACACACCTTGTGCTTCAGCACCTTCGTCTCTACCTATGTTGTAGTCACCTGTATAAACAATGTTAAAAGCTTTACCTAAACCAGAAGCAGTCCTCATAGCTTGGAATAGTGCAAGCACCATGTCCTTACCACCTGGATACTTAGCTTTCCAAGAGTACACCGAAGAAGAGAACTCAAAGGGTCTTTGGTTCTTTTCTCATGTAGTTGATCGTGTTCTCTATAGCTTTTGCTTCTGCTTTAACACGGCCTTCAGAGTTGTCTATGTGTATTGAGTGTACGTGTATGTCTTGTTCTGTATGTTCCAAAAGATTCCATAGTAATGACACACTGTCCATACCACCTGAGTACATTACTATGGCTGTTTCTTTATCGTTTCCTTTAAAGTAGTTTTTGTTTAAACATATATCTAAAGCTTGCTTTACTTTAGTTTCGTAACTCACTTTTTTCTACGTCTCCCTGAAGCAGTAACTGCGTGTTTAATTTTAGTAGGTCCGGTTTTGCGTTTAGCTGAAGACTTCTTTTCAGCAGCTGTCATCTTAGCTGCAACCGCTTTAGGCCTACAAGAAGGGTAAGGACGTTTACTCTTGGTAGCTGACTTACGACCACAAGGCTTACCCGTTTTAACGTCCACCCAATCCTCTTTAAACCATTTAGTAAGACCGCCTTTGGTTTTACTCATAGGTTCCACCACGCTTTTTATACTCTTTAGTCAACCAACCTGAAGCATACGCACTAGGCCAAACCTTGTACTTCTTTTTAGCCTCTGCTTTGACTCGTGAGTAAAGAGCTTTGTTTTTAGGTTTAGGACTACTTTTTGCCTTTGGCATAACGAACCTTTTTACCTGTTTTTTTAGCCGCTTCTTTAGCTTTCTTTTTACCTGCTGTAGTGTATGCGTACTTCTTACCGTTTACCATTGGCATAGTGTTCTCCTTACCATTTAGTTTTGTTAGCCCAAAATGCAGCTGACATCTTACCTTTGGCTATGTTCTTAGCGTGTCTTGCTTTGAACGACTTAGCCCTTTTAGTCATTGTTTTATCACCTGTTTTGCCTTGTTGGCCAAAGCGTATGGTCTTTACTTTGTCACCTTCCTTAGCGACAACTACGTGGGACTTCTTAGGGTGATTAGGAGTCCTCTTTGGTTTGTTGTACCCGCTTACGCCCGCTCGTGCTAGTCTTGGGTCTTTCTTTGTTGGCATTACTCAACTCCTCTACTTGGCGCTCCAGTCGGTCCAGACGGTCGAACTGGCCTTTGAAGTTGTTGTTGATCTGGTCTAGTAGGGTTTGCATCTCGCGTTGCGTTATTAGCATTAGATTGTCCTTTTTGGTCTATTGCTTTTTCTTTGATAAGCGTTTCAGCAACTTTAAGACGACGTTCAAACTCTTTGTCCTCTTGGTCACCTTCACGCAGGTTACGGGTAATAGCGTTAATCTTGTCAATCTCAAGCTCCTGCGGTACAACAGCAGCCTCTGCAGCAAGCTTAGCGGCACGTGCTTGTGACTCTTGAGCCTGAGCAGACAGAGCAGCTGTTTGTGACTGCTGGAACTGCATTTGTGCTTGCTGAGCCTCCATCTGCATTTGTTGTGCTTGAGGATTAGGCTGTGAAGCTTGTTGCATAGCCGCAAGTAGTTCTTCACGGTTAGACAAATTCATGTTGTCAATAACTGATTCTATTAGTGTACTGTACAACGGTGAGTCCTGACCCATAGTTTGTAGTAGTTGCACAAGTTGAGTTACTTCGTACTCACGTGCAATAATACCTAGAGTAGAACTAGCGTTAAATTTATAGTCAGCTACAGGATAGTTTTCAGGGTCAAACTGCATATAACGGTGTGCAGCTTTCTTGACAAAAGGAATAAGAAACGACTGTTGGAAGTTAATCAGTGTACGCTTATGGCGTTTAATAATAGCGCCAAGAGACATACTAATGCCAGCGGCAGTACTCTCGCCATTAACTTGACCTGCAATTCCTGCTGAGTCCACTGCTCCTGTTGCTTGCTGTACCATCTGCTGCAGTGCTCCGGCTTGAGCAAAAGTGATTTGACTAACTTGACCAAAGTTAAACGGTTGAAGTACTTCACGTGGATCTCCGTTGGTTAGAATCATCTTACCAGGACGTACTTCTGGTTTTGCACCACGTGGTAAACGAGTGGCATCAATAGCCATCATAGGATGAATTGTAAGGCTTAAGGCATCAATACGAGCACGTAGTTCTGTGTCCAAAGCTTTCTGACTGTTGTAGCCTTTTTCACAAACACCACGACCCCAAAAGCGACCAGGTACTACGTCCCAAGGAAAAGCTACTACAGGACGATCAGACATCATGTAGGGGTTAGCCTCTGCCTTCAAAAGTATACCGCCGTTAGCAACCACTACAACGGCCTCTACGTAACGAGAATCTGACTCTACCTCACCTACCAGTTCTTCGTCTTCGTCGCTTGTAGCGGAATCTAGAAGCTCTCGTGGCACTAAACCGTAGTACTTAGTCAAACGTACCTTGTCGTCATTGTAAATAGTTAGGTCTTGGTCAGGCTCTAAGTCAGTATCAGGAGCAGCAGAACCAACGTACACGTCACGGTACACGCCTTGTTCCTGCAGAAGTTCTACTTGGTGTTTGCTAACAAACTCGTCAATAGCTACACCCATAGCGTCTTCAACATTAGTTGCTACAGGATCAATTAGGAAGTTCTGAGGCATTACTGGCTTAAGCTTAACAACCACACGGTCAGTAATGTTTACACCTACAGCTTGCAACTGACCTTCCATAATAGGCTCAGTAGCAGGAACCATTTCCTTCATTTCTTCAATAACAATCTCACCAATACCTGTACCAAAGACTGCTGAGTTAATTAGACACTCTGCGACAGCTTTACGTATCATGCAGTTTTCAAAGTCTTCCGTAAGCTTGTTACGAAGGAACTGCACGTCTTGTCTTTGGGTGTCTCCAAAGTTGTCACTAACGTCAAACCACTTGCCACGACCAAACGTAGCTTCTTCTAACTCTGCTACATTAGACTCAACAGCCTGTTGAAGTGCAGGAGAAATAATACGGGAACGCTCAGACCGACGCTCGCTGTCAGAAGGGTCCCACTGACCACGCCAGAGTCGATAATATTCTTCAAATTTGTTTTCATAGTTGCTTTCGTAGTGGTCCCTCCAGTCTTCGCATTTAGTCATAACCCAGTCTTCAAGAGATTCTTGGATCATCAATGGGTCTTGTTCGTATAGTTCACTCATATTAGTATCCTGCTACTACGTCTAAGATTTCGTGGTCTTCAATCTCGTACGTATAGTCGTACGCCACATTAGCTAACTGGTCGATGTAAGCTAAAGCGTCAACCAAGTCATCGTGAGTTAATGGATCAGGGAATTGAAACAGCTGGTCAAGAAACCTAGCATTCCACTCACCTTTATTTAACGTAATGTAGCCGTTTTCAAATCTACCTTGTAACGCCCACATAATCCTGTCAGTCTTCTTTTTATTACCGTGTGTTAGTTCTTCTACTCTAAAGAACGTACCGTACTTCTTTTGTAAGTCCACTAAAGGAGACATTACGGCTTGTTTAGCAATACCTCTTTCGATTCCAACCGATACGGGACGGTAATCTCTGACGGCCTGAAAGATTTTAGTAGCCGTTTCGTCAAGACTCCATCGTCCATATATGATATTGTCAACAAACCAACCATGCTCACTAACTTTAACGACGGCGATGGCAGTTTCGTCAAGCTTAGAATTCTTTGTTCGTTTCTTATTGACTTCTTCAAAACCTGCCAAGTCAACAGCAATGTAATAATCTCCTACTTCCGGCTTAGACTTACTAAACTTAACCCAATCTTCCTTAAACATTTCTGACCCACGAGCTTCAAACGACGCCATAAACTCTTGGCGAAACGCGTAAGAAGACATAGACTTTTTAGCAATGTTGATTTCGTCAGGGTCCAACAACGGGTTATCGTACGACGTAAAATGCCATGATTTGTATGTAGGGTCATCATCTAGTTCCGCATATTTGTACAACTCGTAAAAGTGGTTCCTTCCCATTGGCGTACCAATGAACATTGCACAGCCCTTTTGGTCGGCAAGTGCCGGTCTCAAGATCTGCTCAAATACGTCAGGTTTCATGTCTGCGTATTCGTCCATGACTAGAAACTTAAGGCTGACACCTCGCATGGTCTCTGGTCTATCTGCACCTTTGAGGCTGATTGTGGCTCCGTTGACAAGCTTAATTTGCAGATTATTAATGTGACTACCACTAATAACAGGATGTCCCAGTTCCAAAAGGGTTTGCCACATGATGTCTCTGGCTTGTCCTTGAGTAGGTGCGACGTAAAATACATGGCCTCTGTCCGCCTTAAGTGCGTTAACTATTAACATCCACGCTGCTAACCTAGACTTACCTGTACGTCGCCCAGCAGCTACTATTTTAAATCTTGTGTCGTCTGCCCAAACATCTTGTTGCCAAGGCAGTAACTCAATGTTTAAGTCGGTCAAAAGTTAAGCCTTGGTGTTGCTAGTACTAATTCAAACGAAATAATACTGACAAACGTAGAAGTAGCTTCAGGTGTAAGCGTTAGTGTGTCACCTTCTTTTGCTACTAGAAACTCACCGTACTGACCACCAAACTCTAGAAACTCACCTGAGCCTACGTTCTTGCTTGCTAGAAAGTCAATGTCTACACCGTTGTGTACCCACTTAGCGCTAAGGCTTTTACTGCTGCCTGTTGTGTTAGAGATAAACAAGTAAGTAACAATAGCATCATAGCCACTAGGTACTTCTAGGATTGTATTACTAGCGCCTGCTGTTAGTGCATCACCGTGTGAAAACTTCATATCAATAAGTCCACATAACAGGAGTAGTACCACGCGTGTCCACGTGTACAAAACCTTTGTCAATACCTATGCCAGTAAACTTAAGTTCAATGGCTTTGGTCACAATAGTTAGGCGATCAGCGGCATTTGTTATTTTTATGTCTGCCGCGATGCCTTGTGCGTGAGTACCAGGTACGTCTTTCTTAGCCTCTATAGGATGCTTAGTTGGATGCCTATAGCCACTCGTGACTTCAAAAGGAAAACCACATGCCTCACGTAACTCGTCTAACTTCTCTAGAAACTCTCGTTCCATGTTGTTTGTACCAGTAACCTGACAGTCAAATTCTTCTCTAGTGAAGTACTTAAGACTCATCTACTACTTCTCCTTCTATAATGTCAGGTGTTGACACCTCTGCAGTACCTACGCCACTAATGTTGATCTGAATAGCGTTTCTACCAGTGTCTTTTACTACGTCTTTTTCAAAAGCACCTACAGGTAATATACGGTCCATCACAAGTTTCCAAGCAGCAGCCTGATTCTTATGGTCGTTGTCCAAAGCAGCATCAAAAATAGTCTCTAGCACCCTACGTGACTTAGGTGAAGCCAACATACGTGCTTTGTATTCATTGATTATTGCTGCGTCACCCTTTGGTCGGCCTACTACACCCTTGTTTCCAGGTTTTACAGCAGCTACTTCTGACTTACGGGGTCTACCACGACCTCTTTTTTTAACAACGTCGGTCATAACATAAATTATCCCTAATTACAACTATAGTATAACATAAGTTTACATAAAAGTCAAGTTATTTTTTAGTTATTTTACAAAGTAGTAGTTTTACTAGTGTAAACAAGAGGTTACATAAGCAGTAATTACCGTTATTTTTTCTAATTTTGCCCTATTTTGTACGTAGGTGGCTACAACTATAATTATACAGCGGCAACAGGGGCCCCCGCCTCAAGTTTACACCAGGAAACCAAAGAAGTCAAGCCGTAGTTTTACCAGTTGACACGGGTTGCAACTCATGTTAGCCCGTGAAGCTGGCATGGTTGCTGCATGAGGTGCAACATGGGGACAACCTGTGGATAACTTTGGGTGCAACATTGGCACAGAGATTGCATGAGTTGACAAGTGTGTGAACCTATGTTGGTCCCTCTAGCCACTACTTATATTTACACACGCGCACGCGAGTACACCAAACACCAGGCATTGTCAATAGTTATTCATAAACTAAATGACTTTGTGATTCAGTATTCAAAACTAATATTGGACTACAGCAAGTGTTGCACCTAAAGTAACTACATCAGCAAACACAACGGAGCACCACAACATGAAATACTTAGAGTTAGAACACGAGACACACGGACATGTACGCATTGAGTGGAACGAGAACGCCATGTTCAACTTTCAGACACCTATTGGAGGACAGTGGGTGGATTTCCATGCCTTCACTTGCTACGGTTTAGGGACTGAACAAGAGGCATTTACAGAAGCACTGGAAGCACTAGAGGAACTAGAGGTATGACAACTTATCAAGCAGCATTGTACAAACTAAACAAAGCTAACACACTGAAGGAACTAAAAAGGCTAGACAAAAGTTTTGAAAGGATTTACAACAACGGCTTTTTTACGGTCATTCAATACCAAACACTAGATCAAAAACTAGTAGATAAACTAATTCAATTAGAGGGTTAAGCGATGAAACTCAAGCAACTAGGAAGCAACACAACACAGGTCACCTATGATCTACACACTGGACCGATGGACATTCTATTTAGCTATGAAACACCGGTAGCAGCATGGCTACCAAACAGAGGGTACATACGCACACAAAAGAAGTTTAGCCCAACTACAACCAAACACATTAACCAGTGGCTAAATGGTGCTGAAGCGTTAGAAGTGCCACAGTCACAACTAGAGGAGCTAGTATCATGAAATCATCAGTAGATTACTTCACAAGCTTTGACATGTACAACGGTAAAACAAAAGTTTACTGCGGCTACTCAGACATAAACAACGCACACATTGTGTGGCGTCAAGATGGGGACTATGTGGGCAACATGTTGATTTATAGCGACGTTGGTGACGCCTTAGAGGACTTTAACACACGTAGAGAGTTTGCACAGGCTATAGGAGTTTTAGACAATGTTTGAACAATGGCAGCCATGTTGGGACATAGCATTACTAATAATAGGTGTTGGCTTTTGGTGGGCCATGTGTTCACTCTATGAGAGATTCACAACTAAACCAAAGGGAGCAACCAGGAAGTGAAAGTTTTAGACCTATTTGCAGGCATTGGAGGCTTTACTCTAGGTTTAGAGAGGGCAGGATTTGAAACAGTGGCTTTCTGTGAGATTGATCCATTTGCACAGAAGGTTTTAAACAAGAATTGGCCAAAGGTACCGATTTATGACGACGTTAAAGAAATCACAGCAGAACAACTCAAAGCAGATGGAATTGAAGTTGACATCATTACAGGAGGGTTTCCCTGTCAAGACATCAGTGTCGCAGGGAGACAAGAAGGACTTAAAGGAGAACGATCTGGACTCTGGTCTGAGTGCGCTCGTTTGCTTAGGGACATTCGACCAAGATACGCCATATTTGAGAACGTCAGAAACTTACTCAACGGCAATAATGGAGACTGGTTCCGACAGGTACTCTGGGAAATTTCCGCCATCGGGTATGATGTTGAGTGGCACTGTATACCAGCTTCCGCGCTTGGTGCCCACCACAAAAGAGACAGGGTCTGGATTGTGGCCTACTGCAACAGCGATGACAGGAGGCGAAGGAGTAGCGCCCAGTCACATCAACGGGAAACATGGTTGGAATCTAGGTGCAGCAGTACAGGACAGTCTTTCGCCGAAGCCCCACAGACGATGGCCGACTCCAGCAGCGAGGGACTACAAAGGAGCACGAAAGCCGGAGACAAAGGCGAAAACTGGACGCAATCCAGATACCAACTCATTACCGGATGCAGTGGAGTTTCGTGGGACGCCTGGAAGACTGAACCCAACGTGGGTCGAGTGGCTAATGGGGTTCCCGATAGGACACACCGACTTAAATGCTTAGGTAATGCCGTAGTTACTCCAATACCTGAGATGATAGGAAAAGCAATTATGCAACGGGAGATTAACCTATGAAGAAACGTAGCCATGTAGGAGACTACTTTATGACTCAGGAGGAAGTTGCAAAAGTGTTAAACATTACACGTGCTGAAGTGCAACAAACTGAATATCAGGCATTGAAAAAATTAAAGCAATCTGATAGGCTCAAGAAGTACGTAGGAGCAAAGGAGAACTAAAGATGACAAGAGAAACAGCAGACGTTTGGCATGATGACTATTACGACAGGTTAGAAGGCAAAGGCATTTATAAACACTATGTAGAACCTGAGTATGACCCTGACGCTGAACCTGACTATGGACGTATGAACACTGCTATGACTAAATTACAGTTAACAGTAGAAGACCTAAATGAACAACACCGGCAAAAACTGGAGCGAATGCAACAACTGGCAGACTCTATAAACCACCTTAAGTACTTAACAAGAGGCAACAAGTAATGGTAGAACAAATGATACCACCAGACCCAACGGACTACTTCAGTGCTGCTGAGACGGACTACATGATGGCTATGATAGAGGAATATGAAATAGAAATGTTTCGCCTTAAGGTCAAAGGGGACTTGCAAAAGATGTCCAAAGCTGATCTTGAGCGTAATATGCTAGATATTTATGGGGACAACTGGAAAAACATATGAGATGTAAAGCATGCGATAGAATCTTAGAAGAAAAAGAAATGTTAAAAAAAGACAACCACGGAGAGTTTCTAGACCTATGCAACAACTGTTTATTTTCATCTATAGACACTAATGTTGACAGTATTGGTACTATTACTGAAGATTTATTCTTGACAAATGACGATGATTCTGATACCCTCTACTAAAGTAGTACATAAGTATTAACTAAGTAGTAAACAGAAGTAGTTAAACCTAAGTAGTAAAACATAGTAGTAAACTACATTAGTACTCCTGTAGTACTTCTGTAGTACACCAGGAGACAACTTAAGTATGATTAGAGACGAGTTTAGTGTGTACGAAATAACCGGTGGTGACTACTCCATCTATCGCCTTGGCTACAGTGAGGCTAGAGACGTCGCTAACGAGATTATGAGGTGTGACCCTTATGGTGGTATACCTTTTGTTTTAAAGCTCGAGATGGACACTAGAGAGGCTCCTAGCGACAGTGTAAAGATCAGTAGGTCTGACTTTGAATTGTTCCTAGAAAAAGCCAGTGATCCATTCCCAACACCAGAGGACGACTAGCGTGAAACAACCAGATAACAAACAGGCAAAAATGTTTGGTAATGACGGTCCTGTAGGTAACGACGCAGAGATAATTGTGTACTACGAATACAACGGACCAGCTGAGCCAGTCCTGCGCATACCCTTTTGGTACTACAAAGAGGAGCTAGGAATGTTTGAACACTTTGAAGCTGCGGTACATAGGACAGCAAAAGCACTCAAAGAGTCCTACACGTATTGGCCCGAAGGGTACGTCCATGTGCAGACAATCATTAACGACGAATACGTAAATATGATTTGATTGCATACGCAGTGATGTGGTATAATATTAGTATGACTAGACATGATCTAGTTGCAACCCAAGTAAAAAACGGAGATTATTCCAATGGCAGTAATAGAAGGCATTTGTAACTTTAGCAACCTAACTCAACACGACGTTTTCAACGGTCAGGACACTGGTCAATTCTCTATGACCATTACAATGACTGAAGACGACGCCAGTGAGTTAGCTGCTCAAGGTGTTAAGATCAAGGACTACCAAGGTGCTAAGCAACGTAAGTTCAAAAGTCGGTACGACGTTAAGACTTTTGACGCTGAAGGTAATCCTTATGGCGGTGAAGTACCTTACAACTCTAAGGTGCGACTGAAGTACAAGCTAGGTCAGCCACATCCTGTTCATGGTGTGTCAACTTACCTAGAAGCAGTAAAAGTTTTAGAAGAAGCAGAGATGGAATTAGGAGAAGCTGCGGACTTCTAACATGGCTAACTTTGTGAGACATGAAGGGTGTCCCAAGTGCAATTCTTCGGACGCCCTTGCTATTTACGACGACGGTTCTACGCATTGCTTTAGTTCCGTTTGTGACTACCATACACACGGTGACAGTACTATGTCCGAAGTGATACCGATAGCTAAAGCTAAGCCACTACAAATGTTTGGTACAGTGGCAGCAATACCCAACAGACGAATATCCAAAGAAACCTGTATGCGCTTTGGCGTAACCGTTGAGTACGGTTCTACAGGTGAAATAGAAAAGCACTACTACCCTTTTTATGACGTTAACACCGGTGAAGTATGTGCAGCTAAGATCAGGGAAGTAAAAACCAAAAACTTTTTTAGTAACGGAGACCCAAAGACAGCAGGGTTCTTCGGACAACAACAGTGCACTACTAACAAGTTCATAACCATTACTGAAGGTGAACTAGACGCCTTAGCAGTGTACGAAATGTTCAACAAGCAGTACGACGTGGTGTCACTACGTGCTGGTGCGTCCTCTGCAGCCAAAGAGATCAAGGAACAGTTAGAGTGGCTTGAGTCCTATGACCAAGTGGTACTCTGTTTTGACAACGACAAAGCCGGTGACGCCGCTCTGGAACAAGTTAAGGACCTCTTCAGTCCTAACAAGTTAAAAATAGTAAAGTTACCACTCAAGGACGCCAGTGACATGCTCATGGCGAACCGTGTTAAGGACTTTACGCAAGCATGGTGGAACGCAAAGGTTTATCGTCCTGACGGCATTGTAGCAGGGACTGACACATGGGACACATTGGTACAAAAGCGCCAGGTGAAGTCCATACCTTATCCTTGGAACGGCCTCAATGAGATAACAAGAGGACATAGGCCCTATGAGTTGGTCACGATCACAAGCGGCAGTGGTATGGGAAAGTCCCAATTTATCAGAGAAATCGAATATGATTTACTACGCCGATGCGAAGGCAATATTGGAGTCTTGGCGCTTGAGGAAGATTTGGCCCGAACAAGTCTTGGCATCATGTCGGTGGCGGCAAATAGGCCCCTACACTTGGAAGAGGACACGCCAGTGGACGAGCTTCGGCCGTTCTGGGAAGCCACATTGGGAACAGGACGTTACTACTTATTTGACCATTGGGGGTCAACTTCAGCAGATAACTTGCTCGCCCGTGTTCGCTACATGGCAAAAGCACTTGACTGCCGGTACGTCGTACTGGATCACTTGTCCATCGTCGTCAGTTCCCAAGAGTCAGGAGACGAGAGAAAAGCCATTGACGAGATCATGACACGCCTTCGTACACTCGTGGCTGAAACAGGCATCTGCTTGTTCCTCGTGTCACACTTACGCAGGTCACAAGGCAAGGCACACGAGGACGGAGCGCAGATCAGCTTAGGTGAATTACGTGGTTCACAGGCTATCGCTCAGTTGTCCGACATTGTCATTGGTATGGAACGTGACCAGCAGAATGAAAACGAAGACGTAAGAAATACTACTACTGTTCGTGTCCTCAAGAATAGGTATACAGGTGAAACTGGACCCGCTTGTTGGCTGCAGTACGAAAAACAAACAGGGAGGTTACAGGAAGTCGCAAATCCTAATGTTGGCGAGGATTTCTAATGTACTCTACAAGAAGAAGATACCATTTACGCAAGTTAGAAAAAAAAGCGTACATACGGAAGTACAAGATGGAAAAGGGGTGTCAAGAATGTGGTTATAATGAAATACCTGAAGCGTTGGAACTTGACCATATTGACAGAACAAAGAAAAACTTTAAGATGTCGAAAGGATATCTGTACACATGGGACAAAATACATAAAGAACTAGAAAACTGTGTTGTCCTTTGCTCTAACTGTCACAGAAAAAAGACAACGGAAGAGAAGGACTACTTAGAAACTGACTACGTGGAGCCTGAAGAACTGCAGTATGATTTATTTGGATCTTGAAGCTGACGGTTTAGACCCAACGACCATCTGGTGTGTCGTAACCAGGGAAAATGGTGTCAGTACCGTGCATACCACTCCAGACACGCTCTGTAAGGCTCTAGAAGGCTCTGTGAGCGTCGTTGGTCACAACCTGATAGGGTACGATGTCCCTGTCTTAAAACGCCTCTGGAGCGTTTCTATAGCCTCTGAGCGCATAGTCGATACTTTGGTAATTTCACGTCTTTTTGACCCTAGCAAGTCAGGTGGTCACTCTTTGAGGAATTGGGGGAATGAGTTAGGCTTTCCCAAAGGTGACCATTCTGACTTTTCTTGTCTTTCAGAGGAGATGATTGATTACTGTATACAGGACGTAGCAGTTACAGAAGCAGTGCACCAAAAGCTTCTACAGAGTATGCAGAACTGGGAAAATAAGGACTGTATTGAGTTAGAACATAAGGTTCAATGGATCGTGCAACAGCAGGAGAACAACGGTTGGCTTTTGAACCAAGAGTTAGCCAATGACCTCTGTGCAACCTTTAAGGAAGGCATGAATGACATACAGTATGAACTACAAGAGATGTTTCCACCCATTGTCGAAGAGAGGTATTCTGAAAAGACCAAGAAGCGCCTTAAAGATAAGGTTACGGTTTTCAATGTCGGTTCACGGCAACAAGTGGCAGAGAGACTTGAAACAAAAGGTGCAGTATGGTCGGAACTCACGCCAAGCGGAAAGCCCGTTGTTGACGAAAAGACGCTTAAGCAGAACGATCATGTCCCTGAAGCGGCAAAAGTTTTGGAATATCTGTTGCTTCAGAAGCGCCACGCGCAAGTACTCTCGTGGTTGGAAGCTGTCAAGGAGGACGGTAGAGTACACGGAAGAGTCATTAGCAATGGTGCTGTTACTGGTCGCATGACCCACCAGTCACCTAACATGGCTCAAGTACCTGCAGGTCATAGTCCTTATGGCAAAGAGTGTCGCTCCTGCTGGACCATACCAGAAGGTAAAAAATTAGTAGGTTTTGACGCTAGTGGCCTTGAGTTACGGATGTTGGCACACTACATGGACGATAAGGAGTTTACCAATGTCCTCCTCACAGAAGATATACATACAAGAAATCAGTTGGCTGCAGGACTTGAAACAAGACCTCAAGCGAAAACTTTCATCTACGCTTTCCTCTATGGAGCAGGAGACGCAAAAATCGGAACTATCGTTGGAGGCAGCGCATCTGACGGCGCAGACCTTAAACGGAGATTTTTATCAAATACACCTGCTCTTGAAAGTTTACGAGAGCGTACTATTAGAGCAGCTAAACGAGGTTATCTCAGAGGACTTGATGGTAGACATCTCAGAATTCGATCTGAACATGCTGCACTAAACACGCTACTACAGGCTGCTGGTGCTATAGTCATGAAGAAGGCTTTGATAATCCTAGACGACTACGCACAGCAATGGGAACTAGACTATAAATTTATAGGTAACATACATGACGAAGTACAGTCGGAAGTGGCTGGAGACCAAGCAGAGAAGTTCGGTTGGCTTGCAGTCGAGTGCCTCAAGGCGTCAGGCGTACAGTTTAAACTTAGATGTCCACTGGACGGAGAGTACCAAATCGGAACTACGTGGGCAGAAACCCACTAAGGCTAAACCATGAAAAACATCTACACATTAGTAGACGACATTTACAACCTGGTTGAAACAAAAGAAGTAGCTGAAGGCATAGACATAGAGGACTGCATTGAGACCTTTGGTGAAGCCGTGAAGCAGCTTATGCGTAATGAGTTTACACGCAAGCGTGACGACTCACGTAAGCTCCGCATGTCCAATATAGGACGCCGTGATCGTTACCTTTGGAACGTCTGGAATGACGTAGAGAAGGACGACGACATGCAGGGACATACGTACGTTAAGTTTCTCTACGGTCATCTTATAGAAGAATTACTTCTATTCCTAACACGAGCAGCAGGTCACGAGGTGACAGATGAACAGAAAAAGTGTGAAGTTAACGGTATTAGTGGCTCTATGGACTGCAAAATTGACGGCGTTGTCACTGATGTTAAAAGCGTGTCCACTTTTGGGTTTAGAAAATTCAAGGACGGAAATCTCGCTTTTGATGACCCGTTTGGCTACATTTCTCAAATTAAAGGATATGCAAAAGCAGAAGGCCAAACTCAGTACGGATGGTTAGCAATGGACAAGCAGAATGGTCACTTGTCGTACCTCATGTATGACGACGAGGACACTCAAGCACCTGTCCATGAAGTTATCGGTTATGACATTGGTGACCGCATAGACCACATTAAAACAATGGTAGAACAACCAGAGCCACCAAAGCACTGCTATAAGCCGAAGGAAGACGGCAAGAGCGGCAACATGAAGCTGGACACTGGATGCTCCTACTGCGCCTATAAGAAAAACTGTTGGCCTGGCTTAAGAGCCTTTGCCTACTCTTCAGGTCCACGCTATTTAACAGAGGTGTTCAATGAACCGAAGGTCCAAGAAATCCAAATTTAGAAGCACGTTCGAAGACGATGTCAGCAAGATATTGAAGGATTTTGATTATGAACCATTCACGGTCCCTTACATTATTAGTCGGTCTTATCGTCCTGATTTCGTACATAGTGCTTCCAATACTCTTGTTGAATGCAAAGGATATTTTCGGGACGGAGACACGAAGAAGTACACCAGTATCAGAGACAGTCTCCCCAAAGGACAAAAACTAGTCTTTGTACTAATGCAACCCAATAAAAAAATAAGAAAAGGCGCTAAGATGACTATGTCACAGTGGTGCGACAAAGAGGGAATACTATGGTACACTTTAGATACGCTGCAGGAGTTAATTGACCATGTCACTAACTTTGGGGGAAATGAAGGAAAAGCTACTGAAGCTGTATGATCCTGACGATTTACTGGAAGCGTTAGAGATTACTTCTGAACAGTTGCTTGATAGGTTTGAAGATAAACTAATCAATAGGTTTGACGTTTTTGAAGAGGAATTAAAAGAGGAAGAGACTTATGAGTATTGACGATGCAACTCCTGCAGATTGGGACGGTATTTCTATACTGAAGAAGCCAAAGGTAGACCCTGTAGAACAACCGGATCATTACAACAAAGGATCAATCGAAGCGATAGAAGCAATCAAGGCGTCCATGCCTGAACACGAGTTCAACGGTTATCTTAAGGGTAACGCACTGAAGTACCTCTGGCGCTACGACTACAAAGGCAAACCCATCGAAGACTTACGTAAGTGTAAGTGGTATATTGAACGACTGATAAAGGAACTAAATTAATGGACGCATACCAACAGTACATACACAAAAGCAGGTACGCAAGGTACTTGCCTGAAGAGCAACGGCGTGAAACCTGGGAAGAAACCATTGACCGCTACCTCAACTTTTGGATAGAGAAAGGTAAGCTTACTCTTGAAGAAGCTAACGGTATCTTTGCAGACATTCATGACATGGGTGTTATGCCCTCCATGCGAGCACTCATGACTGCTGGAGAAGCACTAGACCGTGACAATGTAGCTGGGTTTAACTGCTCTTACTTACCTATCGACCATCCTAAAGCTTTTGATGAAATGATGTACGTACTTATGTGCGGTACAGGTGTAGGCTTTAGTGTTGAACGCCAGTACGTATCTAAACTACCGGAAGTAGCAGAGGAATTTCATGACACAGATACCGTTATACACGTCGCTGACAGCAAAATTGGATGGGCTAAAGCGTACAGAGAACTTATTAGCCTGCTGTATTCGGGTCAGCTTCCAAAGTGGGACGTATCTGGAGTACGACCTGCAGGGTCAGCCCTTAAAACCTTCGGAGGTAGAGCGTCTGGTGCGGATCCTCTTGTTGACCTCTTTAAATTTACCACCGAAATCTTTAGGGAGGCTGCTGGACGTAAGCTTTCCTCTATCGAGTGTCACGATATCTGCTGTAAGATTGCACAAATCGTTGTCGTCGGAGGGGTTAGGAGAAGTGCTCTTATCAGTCTTAGTAACCTCACTGACGATAGACTACGACGGTGTAAGTCAGGACAGTGGTGGCAAGACAATCCACAACGAGGACTAGCCAACAATAGCGCGTGTTATACAGAGAAGCCGGACTTTGAGGCATTCCTAAACGAGTGGAGTAGTTTGTATGAGTCACGATCAGGAGAACGAGGAATGTTCTCTAGAGTCGCAAGTCAAAAACAAGCTGCAAAGAACGAGCGACGAGATGCTACCTATGATTTTGGAACTAATCCGTGTTCAGAGATCATCTTACGACCAAACCAGTTCTGCAATCTATCGGAAGTTGTTGTCAGGTCAGCCGATACGTTGTCAGACCTTAAACGAAAAGTACGTGTTGCGGCTATCCTTGGAACTTTACAGGCTACGTTAACTGACTTCCGTTACCTACGTAAAGCGTGGCAAAAGAATACAGAAGAGGAAGCATTACTTGGTGTTAGCTTAACAGGCATCATGGATCACCCAACGCTATCAGGAAGGAGGGACAAAGGTGTTCTCAAGACTTGGCTTACTGAACTCAAAGAAGAAGCGATTAACACTAATAAGGAATGGGCTACTAAGCTTGGTATTAATATCAGCACTGCCATTACTGCTGTTAAACCTTCCGGTACTGTTAGTCAGCTGGTTGATTCTGCATCTGGCATCCATCCTAGATACTCAGATCAATACATTAGACGAGTTAGAGCGGACGCAAGAGACCCACTCTGTCAAGTCTTAGAATCGGCAGGAGTGCCTGTAGAGGACGACGTAATGTCTCCTAGTACTAAGGTATTCTCCTTTCCGATAAAGTCTCCTGAAGGCGCTGTGGTGGCCTCTGAGATGGGAGCAATGGAGCAACTTGAGCTATGGGAAATTTACCAGGACTTCTGGTGTGAACATAAGCCGTCTATGACCTGTTACTACCGTGACGAAGAGTTCTTGGAAGTGGGTCAATGGTTGTACAATAAGTTCGATAAGATAAGCGGAGTTAGTTTCCTCCCTTATTCCGAACATACGTATCAACAAGCGCCTTATGAACCCATAGACTTAGAGACCTATGAGAAGCTGAAAAAAGAGTTTCCTGAGACCATTGATTGGGCAATCTCAGAAAACTCAGACATGACGGAAGGGTCTCAACAGTTAGCCTGCACTGGTAATAACTGTGAGTTGTAACTTATGGGGGCTTAGGCCCCCTTTTTTATTGCTCTGTTAACATACCTGTTCTAGCACCAGCAACACCGCCTGCTTGTCCTAAGATTCGTGCAGTTTCTCCTGTCATATCTGACTGCAACATCCTTTGAACCTCCTGTTGCTTAGGTGTTTGTCCTGCAATAGCTCTTTGAACTCCTGGTCTTGCTAGTTTGGCACCTATTATAGTACCTGCTATTGGAGCAGCGATTAATCCTGTACCTACACCTACTAAACCACCAGTAGCAGCACCAACAGCCGCTCCTGTTAAACTACCTAGTAAAGAAGAAGAGGTCAGCGTCCAGTACCAACTAGGGTTTTTAGACGTTCGTAGGTCTTTTAATTGATCCAACTCTTTAGTTAAAAACCCAAGCTCTGCTTCAACTTGTGATTTTCTCGTTGTAGCAGCAGCAATTTCCGAAGTTAGTTCAGGGTTTCTCTTAAGCCTAGATTTTTTAGTTCTAGTGTCCTGTACTAATTTAGTTAGTTCACTTTCGAGTTTTTTCTTATGGCTTCTAATTTCTTTCTCGACTAACGCAGCTTTTGTTTTAGCTAGATTGGTTGCTCTCTTTGCAATAGTTTTTTCCATTGCTTTGAGGTTTGATTCTATCTTTCTGGCTTCTGCATTCAATGGGCCTGTTCCGTATCTAGAGTCCCAACGATTGTTCTTTCCTACTTCTTTAATCCAATCAGATACTTCAAAGTACCCTCTTTTAGCACCGCCTTGAGTACCTTCAATAGATTCTCGTAAAACAACAGTTGATTTCCATTTACCAGCTTCTTTTTCAAAAGCTTCTTTCTGGCCTGCCGTAAGCTGACTCTTCATTATTTTATCTATTTCGTCCTGAAGAGTGTACAAAGCTCTACGGTTTTGTGGATCAACGGTAGCATTAGCTAGTGTCCCTATTTTACTTCTAAGAGAAGAAACTAATGAGCCTTCAACGCGACCACTTGGATCTTTAAAGAAATTAGTAGTTTCAACAGCATTATCAAAGACCTTCATTACAGAAGGAACATCTACAGTGTTAGCTACAAAGTAAGGGTCTTTAACTAAAGCCTGTTCTAAATTCTTTTGTAACTCTCCTGCTTTAAACCTAAACTTCTTTTTGTTAATCATTGAGTAGCCTTTTACACGCCAAAGTTCGTCTAAAGCGTTAATACGTTCCCCAATGTTTTCTTTACTAATTACACGTTCGATGTCTCTAGGTACAGCGCCTTCTGGAAAAGAATTCATAAAGGCTTCAGTTCTAAAGTTTAACTGTCTAGCGTCCATCATTTTTCGAGTTTCGCTGGTAGCTTTAGCGGCTATTTCCTCTGCTTTACCAGAATTCAAAGCACTTAGTTTTTCTTTTAACGGTAAAGTTACATCAGCTGTTTCGTTTCTTTTTAGAGTAGTAAGGGCTTTTTGCTCTTCTTTCAAAGCAGAACCAGCATCTTTTAGTTGTTGTTCGACAAGCTTAGTTTTCTCTTTGATTCCTTCATCTAATTGACCAGAAAACTTTTTTTGAGCAGCTACAGCGTCCTCAGCTTTATCAAGAATAACTTCTTGTTGCTGTCTTATAGCACCTTTTGCTCCAAAAGAAGGCCCAACTACGTCTCTGTAAAACTGGTGTATAAAGCCTTCCACACCTGTAGGCGAACTAGCAGCAAGAGTTAACGGAACAAAGTCTCCGTCCATGTCAACAAGATCACCTTCAACTCTTCGTTTAGTCAATGCGTTAGCAACAGCACCGCCACCAGCAGTAACCGCTTTTACTGCTCCGTAACCTAGACCACCACCAACGGCACCTATACCAGCACCTTCTAATCGTTGTCCTTCTGCAGCTTCTCCTGCACCATAGATTGCACCTGTACCGACAGCACCAGCAGCAGCAGTTGCTGTTGGGCCTAAACGACTAACTACAGCAGCAGGAGCCTTCAAAGCCATAGCAGGAGAAATAAGACCACCAGCGACATCGGCAGCTAAAGCAGCACCAGGTTGTCGTTGCTTAAATTCAGCTTGTCGGGCGTCGTACTCTTTCTTAAGTTTTTTGTACTGCTCTTTTGAAGTTGTTTCTAGATCGTAATAAGGATAAGTAACATTTGCATTAATAAAAGCAGCAACCCATAAACTTGCTTCGTCACCCCAACCTACAGCGGCGCTTGAGAAGTAACGCTGTGCAGCAGCCAGTGAGTCTTCAGAAGACCACGCTGTTTCTTCAAGCTCTAGTTCTTCTCTAGACTTGTTGTTTTGAGCCATAGCTTCGTCAAGAGCGTTCCTGATTTCTTCTTTCTTTGCGTCAGGAAGCCCTGCTGAAGAAGCAACAGGTGTATTTGTCGGTGTTTGAGAAGTATCTCTAAACCCTTGTAGTAAAGCGTCAGACATTTGTCACCTCTTACTGAAATTTAATTTCGTTTTCATCAAGAAACTTTAAGTACCTGCTATTTTCTAAGCCTCTTTGCGTTAACAAGCCTAAATAATCTGCGTCAAACACAGCCATAGTAGGATCGTCTTGCGCGTTTTGTCTAGACTGGTTTTGAAGCCTTGCTTGTTCTTCTTGAACAAAAGCAACCATTGCGTCAGCAGCGACTGTATCGCCTGCTTCTCTAAGCTTAGCTGCTTCTACTAAGTAAGAATCCAGCTGCTGAATGACAGGACCAAAGTCGTCCTTTACTGCCTGTATCTTTTTATCAAGGCCTTTTACAGCAGCGTACCGCTCATAACCTAGTGCAGTAGGATCTCTAGTTTGCTCAATCCAACGAGTCTTACCTTCGATATACTCTTGATGTGCTTGCTTAATTTTTAGCATACCTTTTAAAGCAGAGATGCGGTCTTTTGGACTGTAGTCTTTTAAATCAGGGCTAGCGTTTAAAGCAAGTTGTACGTCCCTATCTGAAGCTGGTCCACGTGGTAAAAGCTTAATTGCCTGCTGCATTTGAACTTCATTAAGGCTTGTTCTAAAGGCTGTAATTTCACTACCAAGACCTGCAATGTCTGACACAGCAAAGTCCCTAACGTCACCTAAAACACCACCAACATTATACCAAGGCTCTTCTGCAGCTACTCTTTCCGCTTCGTTCAAAAGATTACTAAATTTAGTAACGTCAGCAGAGGCAACGTTTCCTTCTGCCACTACATTTGTGTAAAGCTTAGAACCGTCACTAGTATAAAAGAATTCTGCTCGTTCTTCTGCAAGAGTCTTTTTATCGTCTTCTTCAGCAGGTTTTTCACCTATTTTAACTCTACCTAGTTCTTTTCCGTCATAAGGGTCTAAACTTACACTGTATGTAACTGTTTTGCCTTTTTCTAAAACTTCTTCAGTTACGACATTAGCTTTTGCTTTTGAGCCTTCAGCTTTTGTCTTCAAGAAGTCTCTCAAACCTTTTAGATCTTGTGTATCAACCAGAGATCTTACATAGGCTTCATTACTAGCCGGATCTTTGCTTTTAGCGGCTTTCATAAAAGCAGCAGATGTTAGACGTTTAATTGCCTCTTGTTCTTTACCTTTGAGTGCTTCTTCTTCAGTTCGCTTTTTAGTAGCTCTGCCACGCTCTTGTGCGGCTTCTAGCTGCTCAGTTGTAGCACCTAAGCCAACAAGAGAACCAATAGCGTCTTGATAGTCACGACCTTCTGCTACTGCCTGTTCCAAACCAAATAAGCCACCAGTAACGCCACGTTGAGTTTGCTCACGCTCCTCTTGCATCCGTTGTGACGCCCTAGTCATAGAAGGACCAGCTGCTGCTGCTCTACCTACTTGATACAGGTTCTGACCAAATGCAGGCTGCATAAGACCCTGTAGTAGTCCTTGTGAAAACTTAGCCATCTTAGCCTCCTATGCCTAGTAGATCAAACAGTGGGTTGATGATTTTAGTGATACCGTCACCCATACCAACTTGCTGTGGTGTCAACAGTCCTGACAGGAGACCAGTACCTAGTTGACCATAGAGGTTAGCTTGTCCAAGACCTGAACCAAGCAGTGCCTCAAGTCCACCCATTTGTGCTTCACCAAACAAACCAGCGCCTTGTAGCTGACCACGTTGCGCCATTTGTGCAGCTGGCATACCTGCTTGTAGGACGTTCAATGCTTGCGCTTGAGGTGTGTAACTAGCACCCATGAACTGACCACCTAGCTGCGCTTGTTGCATCTGCTCAGCTTGCGCCTGTTGCATTGCACTTAGCATCGCTTGGTTACGTGCTTCTTCCTGAGCCTTAGCCAAAGCAAACTGCTCAGGTGCGCCTCCAAACTGTGCTGTGCGCAAACCTAAGCGTCCTTGTGCCGCTAGACGCTCTTCAGTAGCAAGACGCTGACGTTGCTCTTCAGGACGCTGTGCTTCCCTTATGCGCTCAAAAACAGCCTGTTCACGTGCCTGCGTAGGTTGCATAGCCTGTTGATAAAACTGACCTGCACCTCCGAACATCTGTTGTTGGAACGCTTGTTCTTCTGGAGACATGCCTACAGTAAGACCACCTTGAGGAGTAGTAGTTAATGCTCCTCCTGTTCCTGTCGTTACTGTGAAGGGCATAAAGCGCGTCTGCTCTAAACCAGTCTGAGCAATCTCACCTGCTTCCCTTCTTGCTGTTGTTCCAATTTCACCTAGATCCTTGTAAGCTTTACCTGTTAGTAAGCCACCTGCACCTAGAGCACTTAAACCCAGTATTTGTTCTAAATTCATAGTAATTTACCCATTAAAGCCATTACGTTGATCTCCTGTAGTGACAGCTGTGAACCGTCAATCTCTGCTTCTAAACCTACAACAATACTAGTTCCGTAGCCTGTTGCGTTTAAACTTCTTTGGTTGGTCAAAGCGCCACCTGTGAACTCCACAGTTGTGTACTCACTCTCACCGAAGAAACCAGTGACCTGGTCCCCTACCGTAAACTCTGCTGTTGCGTACGTACCTTTGAAGTCATACGCCCATTTCATAAATACTGTTGCGTTGTTCGCACCAACTAACGTAGGCTTTAGCTTCTTAAGAATCTTAACTCTAGAACTGTCGCCAAATGTTAAGCTTGGGCTGTAGTACTTAAAGCGGTAGCCTAAACCGTTGTCTTGATAACCAGTGTACTCACTAATACCTTCAGACGTGCCTATGTAAAAGTCACCGTTGTCTAAACGTGTGTAACAACTAAAGCCAGTAGAAGGCCAACGAGTAACACGGTAGGAACCATTCTCTGTTGTTCCTCTAACGTCAAAGCAGTAAGTGTTGTCCTGACCTACAAAAGTTAGTAAGTAAAAACCTTCTTCAGGACTATAAGCAGACCTAAAGAATGTGTTTTCTGTCTGCAAGGCGTTAATAATGTCCTTACTAATGTTTGCTGACAAACTACTAACAGGCATGGACTTTTGTTGTATTGTACGTCCAAAGCTCTTTAAACCAGTGTGTGACAGGAATAGTACGTCCGTACCGGTGTACTGAACAGTGTCCCTGTCTACGCAACCGATACCAGCTACAGTGTCCTGAAGAACCATAGTTGCTGGTGCTTCTGCTCCTTGGTACACAATGATGCTGTGCTTACCAAAGATAATTAGAAAGCCGTTGTGTGCAGCCAGTGCTACAATCTCGTCGTACCCGTCAGGCCAGACTTTAGACACGTCAATAGAGCCACTAGTGCCGCCTGAGAAGTCATGGCCTATCAAAAGGTCAGACCAGTACACGATAGAAGGACTACCACCAACTCCTGTTACCCAGAGACGACCGTAAGCTGACAGTACTTCGTTACCTAGTACAACACCGGCAGCACCAGCTACTGAGTCTAGACGTACCACTGACGAACCGTCGTACACTAAAGGTTCATGAGAAGCTTGAAACAAGTATGCTTTGTCGTTAAAGTTAACAATCTTCCAGTTGTCTGCTGTTACCGTGTAACTTCCAGGCGTAGCGTCAGTAAGCGTAGTAGTACCTGTGAATATCTTGTTATTGCCTACAGACAACACTACGTTGCTACCGGTACTTCTGTCGAACTCTTTTACAGCCCTGATCGTACCAGAGCCTAGTGCTGTTTTATTAGTTGTAATGACACTATGACCCTTACGTGCCGCAATACGACCACGTTTGTCAATCACAGCGTTGTCTGCTATTTCAGCAAACGACGGGTCCTGCGCCAACGGTGAATCTTCGGTGTTAATACCTTTGAACGCTGGCGCTACAAGATTAATACTCTTTAGTTCTTGAGCCATATCAGATAGTCCTAAAGTACATCTCTTCTGGATGCTTAGCTGCGTCTATTGCGATAGCGTCAGACAAATATCTATCAGCAATACCAAAGTACTCAGCAGTAGAAGTTCCTCCTGTTTCTCCACGTTCACGAGCCAACAAAGCAACAGCTAGGTGTACTACAGGTTGCGAAGGTATCAGCAACGTGTCAGTATTAGCACTCAAGTCACCTTGTCGTTTAATCACGTCAAACCGCAAGCTATACACACCGTCAGGAGTTGGGCCTACGAGTACTTGCGTGTCACCACTAGCGTCAAGGCCGTTGTACGTGTAGTACATAGGTGCACCTGTAGCAGCATTATTAATGTACAGTTGCTCGTTAAACCAGTCCTTACTTTGGTACTCCATAAAGACATTACTAGTGTCGTTAAGAACACACATAACCTTTACGTTGTCGCCACAGTCCGTCAAGGAATAAGTATTGTCGTCGGCTGTAGTAGAAACAGTAATAGTGCTTCTCAAGGCAGACCAGTCGTTAGACTCCTCTACTAACTTCTTAGCGTCGTTAATAAAGTCACCAACCATCTTGTTGTAAGTAGTGCTAGTAACCGACGTGGTTTCTTCTTCACGCAGCCTACGTAGCACGTTATTCATAAGGTTCAAGTATGTCATCCGATATATTCCTTAAACAAACTGCTTGTTATTCCGGTTGGTCCTAATGTGTCCTGTAAAGACGCTACGTAGTCAACTTGAGGTGCTTGACCTATTTCTTCCAACGTAGGCAACTCGTAATTAATGCCTGACATGAAAGGAGTAAAGTCAGTTCTTTGAGGTGCTGCCGCAGCTGCCATCATGCCTGTACCACCACCAACACCAGGTCCTGAACCATCACCAGTACCAGTCCCTGTTCCAGCACCTGAACCACCTCCAGTTCCAGTACCGTCTCCTTCACCAGTTCCTTCACCAGTTCCGTCACCGTCACCATCTCCAGTTCCAGTAGTGTCTTTGGCCTGCTCTTCAGCGTCCTTCCGTACTTCTTCAGAAGACTGTAGATCCTTTTCTAACTGTTCGTCAGCAGCATCCTTGTTGGCTTGTTCAGCATCCTTAGCTTCGGTTTCAGCACTGGTGTCCTTCTGAGCGTTTTCGTCTTTGGTGGCTTCCTCAGCCGCTTGTTGCTCTTTAGCGGCTTCCTCTGCTGCTTGCTGCTCTTTAGCTTGCTCTTCGGCAGCTTGTTCCTTAACAGCTTCTTCAGCAGCTACTTCTTCTTTACGAGTTTGCTCAGCTTCTTCCTTACGTGCCTGCTCCGCTTCTTCTTTTTCTTGAGTCTCTGCAGCAGCTTCCTTTTCTGATCTTTCTGCAGCAGCCTCTTCCTTTTCTTGAGTTTCAGCGTCAGCTTCTTTTTTAGCCTCTTCAGCGTCCTTGGCTTGATCTTCAGCTTCTTTCTCTGCTGTTTCAGCCTCAGCGTCCTTCTGAGCTTCTTCGGCAGCTATTTCTTCTTTCTCTTTAGTTTCTGCAGCAGCGTCCTTAGCTGTTTCTTCGGCGTCTTTATCTTCCTGTTCTGCAGCTGTTTCTTCCTTAGTTTTATTTTCGGCATCCTTGTCTGCAGTCTCAGCAGCAGCCTCTTCTTTACGTTGCTCTTCTGCAGCAGCCTCTTTAGTTTCTTGTTCTGCAGCAACATCTTTATCTTCCTGTTCTGCAGCAACATCTTTCTCTTCTTTTTCAGCATCTTTGTCTTGTTGTTCTGCAGCAGTATCCTTGGCTTCTTTCTCAGCATCTTTATCAGACTGTTCTGCAGCTACTTCTTTATCTTCCTTTTCTGCATCTTTTTCTTCTTGTTCTGCAATAGCGTCTTTATCTTCTTTCTCTGCGTCCTTATCAGCTTGCTCTGCAGCAGCGTCTTTTTGTTCCTTTTCGGCTTCTTCCTTTTGAACTTCTTCAGCAGCTTCTTTAGCTATTTCTTCAGCTTCTTCTTTTCTACCCTGTTCTGCTTCTTCCTTCTGCTCTGTTTCAGCTTGAGCATCTTTTTCTGCAGTCTCAGCAGCTACCTCTTCTTTCTCTTCGGTTTCAGCCTGAGCGTCCTTCTCAGCAGTCTCTGCGTCCTTAGATTCAGTTTCAGCATCGGCTTCCTTCTTAGCTTCCTCAGCTGCTACTTCTTCCTTTTCCTGAGTCTCAGCCTGAGCGTCCTTTTGGGTTTGCTCAGCGTCTTTATCTGATTGTTCTGCAGCTATCTCTTCTTTTTCCTTAGTCTCAGCATCTTTGTCAGCCTGCTCTGCCGCTTGCTCTTCCTTAGTTTTGTTTTCAGCTTCTTTGTCAGCTTGTTCCGCAGCAGCATCTTCCTTTGCTTTATTCTCAGCATCCTTATCTTGTTGCTCAGCTTGCGTTTCTTTTGTTTCTTTTTCCGCGTCTTTTTCTTGTTGTTCAGCTACGTCCTTTTCCTGAGTTTCAGCCTCAGCTTCCTTCTGAGCTTCCTCAGCTGCTACTTCTTCCTTTTGATCGGTTTCTGCATCAGCGTCTTTCTTGGCCTGTTCTGCTGCTATTTCTTCTTTTCTTGAGTTTCAGCATCGGCTTCTTTCTTAGCTTCTTCTGCTGCTTGTTCCTCTTTCTCCTGAGTTTCAGCCTCAGCTTCTTTCTTAGTTTGTTCTGCAGCTATTACTTCTTTTTTCTGAGTTTCAGCTTCGGCGTCCTTCTCTGCTTGTTCAGCAGCAGCCTCTTTCTCTTCTGTTTCTGCTTGCTGTTCCTTTTGAGTTTCCTCAGCGTCCTTACCTTCAGCTTCTGCTAACTCTTTTTTATCTTCTTCAGCCTGACGGTCCTTCTCAGCTTTTTCAGCAGCAGCCTGTTCTTTTTCCTGAGTCTCTGCTTTAGTGTCCTTCTTAAGTTGTTCTGCAGCGGCCTGCTCTTTTTCCTGAGTCTCTGCAGCAGCATCCTTCTCTGCCTTTTCAGCAGCGTCAGCTTCCTTTTGTTCAGTCTCTGCTTGAGCTTCCTTATCAGCTGCCTCAGCTGCTTCAGCTTCCTTTTGCTCAGTTTCAGCAGTGGCTTCCTTCTGTGCTTCTTCTGCAGCTGCTTGTTCTTTCTGTTGTGTTTCTGCAGCAGATTCTTTTTCTGCTTTTTCAGCAGTCTCTTTGTCAGCTCGCTCAGCAGCATCTTTAGAAGCTTCTGCAGCAGCGTCCTTAGATGCACGTTCGGCTGCAGCATCTGCATCCTTTTGTCTCTCAGCTGCAGCAGCGTCCTTCTGTCTTTCCGCAGCAGCATCTTGTTCTTTCTGCTGTCTTTCCGCAGCAGCTTCAGCCTGATCCTTTTGTATTTCTTCAGCCGTATCGTCAGCAGAAGGAACAGTACTAGCTAATGGGTCGTCTTCATCAGTAGGAGTAGTAGAAGAGTCACCTCCGCCACCTCCACCGCCACCTATTTCAGGCTCAGGTTCAGGCTCAGGCGTTTCTTCAGTAGGGTCGTACTCAGGGTCTATAAAAATTTCTGTTGGTTCGTTAGGGTCTCGTACACGAATAATGTTGCCAGATTGATCTACGTCATTAATCTGACCGTACTCTTCACTTCTATCGTAGTTAAAGTCTATTACTACTTGAGAACCGTTAGTATTAACTGTGTATCCTGACTGAGCCAGTGCTTCAACTAATTCTTCTTGAGTTGAGACACCAAACAAACCCATTAAAACTTCCTGGTCTGAATCGGAGAGACCAAAGAAACCGTTAGCGTCTACTCCTGTTCCAATGCTTGTCATGTGATCGACAATGGAACCAATGTCTTGTTGATCTACTGCACTATCAATAGCAGATTGAAAAGCAGTGTCTGAAAACTGTCTAGGATCATAAGGAACCTGACCTTCAGTTAAACCTGTTAGTTGGTCTACAACAGTAGGGTCACTTACTATGTTACCGTCGGCGTCAAACCATTGACCTTCGTCTTGGTAGTAAGCAAGGTTGCCTTCAGAGTCATAAAGACCGTCCTGACCTAACTGGATTTCTCCTGTAGCAATAATAGACGCGCCATCTTCAGCAAAGCCGTCATAGTAATCAACAGTGCCGTCTTCGTTTACTGCAGCAGTGCCTCCTAAGTCATAGACATTACCGTCAGCGTCAACATAAGTTCCGTCAGAAGTATACCGAAGTCCTTCTATGTCTTGACCTAGAATTCTATTACCGTTTTCGTCGGTATAGTAGTAGTATGAACCAGGGTCTATGTAGCCTTCACCTGCTCTGTACTCTAGTTCTTCTTCGTCTACTTCCTCTATAGCACCTTCTACAGCATCACCAATTTGACTTACAATTTCTTCAAACTGTTCTGTGTACTCAGAGATGTCAGTGTCAAATAAACCTTCTGCTTGTGACAAGAAGTCTTCAATAGCACTAATGTCTGGTACGTAGCCTCTAAAGAATTCCTCAAGCTGGTCTAACTCAGTTTGTGCTAAGTCTTCTAGGTTTTCTAAGTACTCACCAAACTGGTCCGTAAAACCTGCGCGAACCATAGCTTCAATAAGCTGTTGTGGGTCTAATTCACCGCTTGTAGCTAACTGAGTAGCTGAGTTAATAACACCTGCTTGAACAACAGCGTCAACAAACTCGTTACCTGTTTCTAATGCTTGGAGTGCTTCCTGTGCAATGTCGGTGTCTAACAAACCACCAGTAACAGCAGCTTGTATAACACTTTCAAGGCTTACGTCTAAGTCACCACCTGTTAAGACGCCGGTAGCTACCTGTGAGATTACTGAGTTAACAGCAGCAGAAAAAGCCGCAGCAGAAGCACCACTTAAACCTACTGTAGAAGAAAGAGCAGAGCCAACTCCAGCACCGCCTAAAGCTAAGCCTACAGCAATTTGGAAACCTGCTTTAAAGATGTCTCCGGCACCGGAACTTTGGTCTTCTACTTTAACGTAAGCTGACCCATTCCATCTAAACCGGTCTCCCGAAGTAGAATAAAGGTCAGTAACAACACCGTACTTACGTAGTAATGCTTGGTTGGCTTCAGAGTTCAACCAGTTGTTATAAGCACCAGCTTGAGTACTAGTTTGTTGTCTACGTAGGTTTTCTAAGTTTTGACCAGGGTCGCTAGGATCAATAGTTAAGTCAGCGTCACCCTCAAGAATCATCTGTTGATCTTCGGTAAAGCCGGTGTCTGCGTTAGCCCAGTCTCCAACAGTCAGCTCACCAGACTGAAGTAACTCTTCACGCTCAGTCATGTAAGCAAGATAATTGTCAAACGTACCGAATACTTCAGGTAGTCTGTTTACTTCGTCGCTTTCAAAGTACTCACGTAGTTCGTCTACAGTAACCTGTCGAACTTCTCCTTCCTGACCATAAAGATAGTTCTGTTGTGCTCCTCCTCTTTCCCTACCTTCTATAAACGTAAAGGTCATTTCTTCTGTTTCTGGCTCTGGAGCAGGAGCAGGTTCTGAAGTAGAAGGTGGTCTAACTATAGGGGCTTGCTTTGTGGGACCACCTTTGACCCCACCAGTTGGCAGTGTTGGTTGGCCTACAGTTTCATCAAAGGTAGGCGTACCTCCTGAGTACATGCTCCCACCTGTAAACATTCCTCGAGAACTTTTAGCCATTTACTTTTCCCTTGATACGCCCTTGGTTTTTTCATAAGAACGCATAGCACCAAGACCAAGCATACCCATTAGTACAGGCATCATAGTCTCTAGGTCAATGAGTGGTATAGTGACTTCAATAGCCAGCAAAGCTAAAACAAAGTTGGTAAACGGTATGACCATAAAGTTGCCCATCATACCTAGTACGCAACACCAGCCAACAGCAGGTCTCCAACCAGAGACAAACAAGGACTTGTGTGCTGCTTCTACCTTGTTAACCTCTAGTTGTGACTTAGCAAGCTCCTGAGCGTGTCTCTGAGCCATTGTAGCGACTTCATGAGCTAACCTAGCCTTCTGGTCCTTGTCTTGTACAAACTTGTCCAGAAGCCCTGTAACAGGCCCTATGAGCGACTCAATCATCTAGCAAACTCCAAGATAGCAATAGCCATAGTCACGATAAGAGCAATAGAAGCAAAGCCACCTGTCATCATCTTCTCTAGTTTGTCAAAGCGTTGATTGTGTGCGTCCAATTGCATCTGAATCATTTCATAACGAATACTACACTCACGCTCATGAGCTTCTAACCGACTTAATGCTTGCTCTAGATCTGACATGACTATTCCTTACCGCTTTGGTGATCCACAGTTACCTGTGCATTTAACTTACCTATCTCTACTTCTACTTTATTTAACTGCCTGCGTAACTCGTGTATCTCTATGTTGCGTTCTTCCAGAGCCATAATCTTAGCGTTCTGTATAAGATCATCTGGTAAAGCACCACGTAAACCTAAAGGCCATTCACGAACAAACGCAGAGTTTTCCAGTATGTTCATGTTCTGTATTTCTTGACCGTGTTCAATAGAGATGATACGAGTGTCAAGAGTTACGTAAGCAGTAGTAGCCATAACGATGCCAGCACCAAGAGCAACTAAGTTCCTTAGCGGTATAGCTACTCTGGTGTTGTCATCAATCTCAGGCATTACCAAGGCATACCATCAGCAGACACAGGGTTCTTCTGTGCTTCGATGTTAGCTGTTAATGCCGCCTCAGTAGCGTCTTGGTCGACTGACTCGTGTACCCATGCCAGTACAGCAGACTCAGTAAGGTCATCGTAAGCAACAAAGCCGTCAGCATCAGCGTCAGGTGTAAAGCCTACAGTGCCATATGAGGATGCAGTAAATGTGTTGTCACCAACAGTTTCAGATTCAGTAACACGCCAGTGTGCAACGGTTACACCGCCGTCTGCCACGTTACGCTCAAGGTTTGAGATAGTCCATGTAGCCATTGTTATGCTCCAAATACTGCGTTGCAGATAGCCTGCACGTTTGATGGTTCAGATGACCAGTCGTCACCTGATTGAATTACATGACGGTGATACGACTGTGAAATTACAGCACCGTCTTCTAGTACACGAGTAGCAGTCCGCACTTGAACAGAGGTTACGTCGTTGCCGTCCTCGTCTTGTCCTGTGACTACTTCGATTTTGTCTGCTGTTACGCTTTTAGTTAGTGCCATTGTCTTTCTCCTTTAGTCCAGCCTTAAAATCCACTAAAGCTATGGTTGTTAAACTTGATACGAACCTGTAAAACGCCAAGTTCCTGAAACACCCCATTGCGAAACAGTCATAGTAGTTGTGCCTGTTGCTGTATCCCAAACAAGCGGTGTAATTGTTGTAGCACTTTGATTAATTCTTGCCGCACCTGCCTGTCCTGCTACAAGACCTGCGTTGGCGGCTTGACCACACGACAGTGATGCGTTTTGTCCTGCGTTGGTAGTTTGGGTAAACGGTAGACCACCTAAAGTTAAATCACCAGAAGCAGTACCATGCCCGTTAGTTGCTAAATAAATGTCTACAAAAACACGATTTCCAACTTTCGTGTAGTGACCCGATGCCGCTGAAATTGTCTGCCCACTACCAGATGCAGGTGTCCATGTAGGAGTAAACGTCCCTTCTTCATAGTCATCCAGAAGATTGGCTGAACCTGTGCCGCCTAGGTAGACACCGCCTGACAGGTAAAGGTCGGTATAACGATAGTTTGCGTTGCCTAACTTAACGGTCGCATCAGCCGCTACACCATTAGAACTAGGTATTAATGCATTGGTGCCAAACTCGACACCGCCATGACCTGAACCGCCACTGATAAATAAGTTATCGCTGTTGTCTACGCCAATACTACCGACTGTGGAGCCGTCTTTGCGGAACTGTAAAATGGTGCCATCACTATTTCCTGTGCGGTTCATCATGGCAACAATGTCTGCCTCACGAGCCATATCTACTCTGTCATCGCCACCCGCTTTAAAACCCCCGCCAGTCGTATTGTTATAAAGAGTTGTATCAGTAGTACCAACCAGCAAGTTGCCGCTAGAGTCGATACGCATGCGTTCTGTGTTGTTGAACCCGTAAAACGCTAAAGAGTTATCACTATGGTCGAATTTAATTGCACCTGTTGCGCTATCACTAGCGTCACCAAATACAATCATATTGTCACTGCCATCAGCAGACGTCATACGTATACGGGCAGAACCTGAAGAGCTACTTATGTGTAAGTTTTCTGCTGGACTGCTAGTGCCAATACCAACATTTTGAGAAGAGTCTATGGTGATAGCTGGAGAAGCACCCGTCGCTAACTTCATAGTGTCTGCGTTGTGGTCGTAACTTACATAACCTCTATATCTTTCATTGCCGGTTGTTCCGTCTGCAAACAAAA